CGGTTGTCCGCCCGGGCGCCATCCGTGCCGGCGGCGGATGGCGCAAACTGCCGGCCGACATATCCGCCTCCGGAGAACCCCGGCACGCCCGTGACCGGCAAAATGCGCCGACCGTTGAGGGCCTCGAAATAATCGACGCCGTAATATCCCACCGCCTCGGGCGTCATGACGTACTCCCCGAGCCGCAACACGGCCGGCTGGACGTCCCCGGCGCTGTATCCGGGCAGGTAGCCGCCGGAACGGGCCAGATCCGAGACCAGCCCGCCCGTGGCGTAGCCCAGCGACTGCCGATAGGACGCGGCCGCCGCCACCGCGTCCGCGATGGCCCGGGGCAGATCGGCCAACATCCTGGTCCAGGTGTCGCCCTGCTCTTGTTGCAGCGACTTGAGTTGTTCCATCAGCTCGGCGGTGGTCTTGGCAGACTCCTCGGTGGCCGTCGCCGCATCGAGCTGGGCCTTGATGCGATCATATTGCGATTTTGATGTCTTGTACTGCTCGCCCAGCACCGTCTGGACCTGCATAAAGTCGGCGTAATAGGAGTCGAAGCTGGCGTTGTACTGCTTGGACAGGTCCAGATAGTCCGTGGTCAGGGTCTCGATCTTGTCCTGGGCCGCCTTGCGGGTGGCATCATCGGAGGAGGTCAGGTCAGCCCCGGCCGCCAGCCATTGCCGCTTGGCCTCGGCATAGCGGTCCGCCAACGGCAGCGGGCTGTCATCCTTGCGCCATAACTCGTCGATCAAATCCTTGAGGCTGCCCGAAAAGGTGTCCAGCGCATCGGCCGCATCCTGCAACTTCTCGACGATGGTATCGATCTGATCCTGGTAGGCCGCCTTGACCTTGTAGGCATAGAGCGTCCCAATATCCGTCAAATCCGTCTCGGATGCCCCGAGGAGCGCCGCACTGTAGAGCTTGTCCGACAACTCCTTTTTGAGTGCCGTCACGTTATAGGATAGCGCCGTATCGTTGTAGGAGGACAACTCCTTACGGATGTCATCCATCATATCGGACAACCGCTTGGCGATAAGCTCGGTCGAGGTCTGGCGGATGCGGGACAGCGCCTGCTCCGAGGCCCCGAGGGCCTGGGCGTTGGCAATGGCCTGGGCTGTCGATTTGTTCAAATCTTTGAGCCAGGACTCGTCGTCCGTGAGGGTTTGGTCGGTGAATGTGGCCAGGATGCCGGCCAGCTTGGCGGCGACTGTCTGCTCTTCAAGGCGGCGGATGGTCAGAGCGCTTTCCGTCGCACCCAGCTTCTCGGCGGCTGCGGCTTCATCCTCGAATTTTGCCCGGAGATTTCGCAACTCGCTGGTCGAGTCATACCCCCGCGCCGAATCAAAGGTGCTTTGCGCATCGTCCAGCATATCCTGGAGCGTCTTGGCTCTTTCGGCCTGTTGCGTCTCTGCAATGGCCGCCAAAATCGTGGCGTCGTAGGAGGCCTTGCGTGCGTCGTAGAGCTCCAATTCCTGGTCGGCCAGGAGCTTCGTCGCGGCGGCGGTCTTATCAAAGCCGGCGGCAGTCAATTTCCGTTCGTTGAGGCTCTGCGATATCTTTTCAATATTGTTGTTCCAGGTCTCAATGGAGTCCTGGATCGTATTGAGGTTGGCAACGAAATTGCTCGCGTAAGCCCATTTTTCGAACTGATCCGGCGTCATGACCTGCTGCATGGCAGCGTTGAACATCGTCCAGAAATTGTCTACAGTTATGCCGGAGCCGCCAATAAGGGCAATGGCGCTATTGGATTTCGTTGCGTAGTAGGATTCCTGGGTTTGCAGTTGGCCATACGGATTGTTCTGCTTCTTTTCCAGATTCCCCATGACCGTCTTGAAGGCGTCTTCGCCGCCGGCAGCGTCCTGCAACTTGGAAACGTAGTTGGCAATGTAAAGTTCCTGCAAATGCTCGCTGCTGGCGTTCTGCGCTTTCTCAATGTTGCCGGGGATCGCGTCGAACAGCGATTGCAAGTACGAAAAATTTTTGTTGATAAGCCCCAGGTACAGGCTTTCGGCGTCCACAACACCAGCGCGGTCAATCGCCTCCTGACGCATGGCTGCGATGTCCGCTTCGGTGACACCAGACAGTGTTTTGAGGTTGTAGCCAAATGCCTCCATGTACTGGCCACCGTTATTCATGGCTGCNGACAGGCGCTTGATCTGCTCTGTATAGTCCTCCCCCCCCTCGTTTATGTAGTCGAAAGCTCCGCGCACACCNTTTCGGTCGAGCAATGTTTCAACTTGTGTATTTTTAATGTAATCTTCATATCCTTGCATGTACTGTGCATACACTAACGAGGAGGCGACATTGAAATTGAGGATGCCAGTAGTAGATAAATCTAAAGATTTGGCGTAGGTCTTGAGACTTTGCGTCGCCGTTTTGAGCATTTGGTACAGCTCTTTGGTCGCGGTGGATGTGTTGGCATTGCCCGTAAACCCGAGGACACTGAAATTGCCGCCACCACTGTATCCGACCGCATAATCGGGCGGGGGGCGCTTGCTTTTTTGGCTGCCGCCGAAGATGCTTCCGATGAGACCGCCCACAATGCCGAGCCCCGCGCCGATCGGCCCCATAAGCGCCCCNCCGATGCCCAGTGTAGAGAGGAGTGACGCCCCGCCTCCCAAGGTCATCAGGCCGCTGCCGATTGCACCCCCGGCGTTGCCCGAGCCCAAGGCGGAGGAGAACCCCAGGACGCCGGTGGCCATGGACGCCACATTGCCAAAGAGCTTGGACCAGTTGAGACCGCTCGCAGCGGCGTCCCGGAGGCCGTTGCTCGCCAGGCCGCCGGTCATGCGATCGGAGTAGTCGCTCCAGAAATTGGGGGTGCTGGGGTTGGTGTCGAAGAGGCTCCGAAACCCGGAGATGTTGGCGTCGGACAGGCCCCGCAGGAACGAAGAGGACGATCCGCCGGACGAAAACGTATCCATGATGGAGTCGCCCATGGCGCTTCCGAGCTGCCTGATCTGCCCCAGCGAACCGCCGGAGCCGGACAACGCCAGCACGTCGCTCCGCTCACTGGCGAGCCTGTTGTAAACGCTTTGCTGCGTACTGTAGGGGGAGTTTTTCCAGTAGGCCAGCAGCGCATGCTCCGAGCTCCGCATGCGCTCATTGTAAATGGCGTTGATGAGATCGGACGTCGAATATCCAGACGCGCTGCCGCCGGTCGCCCTATTGATGATCGTGATGGCCGTATCGGGGCCGTGGGCAAGCGCGGCGGCAAACGCGGCCGCCTGCGTTCCCTGATTCTCGACGTCCGCTCCGATCTTCTCCAGGTAGTCGATGACCGGCGTGTAAAACTTCCGGGCCGCGTACTCGTCCTGCTGGTCCTGGAATTTCGATTGCGCCGCCAAACTCTTCCAGGAACCCAGCGCATCGAGCGAATACCCGTACGTTTTGAAAAAATCCTGGACAGTCCCGGTATTGGAGGCGAACTGGTACCGCCCATAGCTGACGCCGCCGATGTCGCCCTTGCCGCTCGACACCGACCCGTAGTTGCCGCCGGACTCGTATTTGGCGGCGATGTCCATGGCCGCCTTGCTGATAAGCGTCGAGACGCCATCATTGGTCCCGAGGATAAGCCCGTTGTCGGCAAAGGCCTTTGTCGCCAGGCTATCGGCCGTCGCGCTGCCGATAGCGTCGCCGAGCTGCTTCCCCGAAAATGTTGCGTCACCCACGGACCCACAGAGATGCCGGCTATCGAGGCCGAGGCGATAGAGATGGTCGCCTGGCTGGCCTCGATGGCTGCCTGGGGTGTCGTGATCTGCTTCGCGGTCTGGCCGGTGGCGGACGACCCGAAAAGCCAGCTCCCCAGATCGCCGAGGCCGCTCGTCAGCTGCTTTTTCCAATTTTCCTCGACGAAGCTGGCGAACGAATCGACCATCCTGGAGCGCATGTTTTGGAATAGAGTATCGACCGAAAGCGTGCCCTTGTCGGCCCAACGCCGCAGGGCGTCGCCCAGCCCTCCGGAGATCGCTCCCGCAATGCCTTGCGTGAGGGTGATGCAACTATCGGCAAACACCTGGAAATCGTCCCTGGCCCGCGTGAGGTCGTTCTTGTAGGTGCCGAACGCCAGGGACCACTTGGCGGTAAAGATGCTGGCGAAGTCACCCGAATACGAGGCTTGGCGCTCCAGGAGCCGCTTGTTGTAGGCATCCCACTGCTCGGCGGCATAGATCCGGTATGCCGTTGCATCGTCCGCCGCCGCCTTGACCTGGGCCAGATACGCGGTCAGGCGGGCCTTCTCGGCCGCCCAATAGGTAGAGGAGACCTCCTTGACGGATGCGTACGCCTTCACCTTGGCGTCCAGGATCTGCATCTCGTAACCCTGGCGCAGCTTGGCCAGCATGGCGGCGCGCTGGGATGCATCCGTGTACAGCTGGGTGACGAGCTGGGCGTTCTGGATATACCAGGCCTGGGCGGACTTCAGGTTGGCCGCATAGGCCATGGCCGGGTCGCCGGTCGCCGAGGCGATGGTCTGGAGCAGCTGCGACTCCTTTTCCAGGGCGGCGACGGTATCCTTGAGCACGGCCAGCATGTGGAGCCCTGGCCATGCCTGCTCCAGGGCCGCCCAGGCGGCGGCGTAGGCCGAGACGTCGCCCTTGGCCCCGACCGTCTTGCGGCGGATCGCATCGAACATCTGGGCAAACCACTTGTCCGTCCGCGAGGCGCTCTTCTCCATCCCACCAGACAGGGAGTCCTGCATCTGGTCCAGGGAGGCGACGGTCTGATCGTAAAAAGCGTCGGCCGTCGCCTCATAGCGGTCGGCGGCGATGGCGGCCGCTTCCGCCGACTTGGCACCCTTGGTCGCCTTACGATCGAGTTCGTCTAACTTGTCGTTGTAGGCACCGAGCGATGCCGTAGCGGCATCATTCAATTTTTTGATTTCTTCCCAGTTCCCCGCGTCATAGGCAGCCATCCAGCCCCGGCCGATGGCGGTCTGTTCGGCGTCAAATGTTTTCTTGGCGTCAGCCTTTTGGGCCTCGATAGGCGCATGGCCTTTGTTCTTTTCGCCGACTTTCTCGGCCATATCTACAAGTTCTTTGTATTTTTTTAGTCCCTTGTTATATTCTGCCCACCATTTGTTGAGAGCATCCGCCTGATCCTTTGCCGATATGTCACCAACAACGGGGATATTGGACGGGTCAACAGTCCTCTTGTTATATTTACTGGCTTCTTTGTTATATTGTTCCAAAATACCCATTTTCTTGTTTTGAAAATCATCTATAAACTCCAGCTGGGCATTCAAATCAGCTTCGAGTTGCTTTTGTTTCACTGGGTCTTTTTCACGATAAAGGGCCTCGTTCATCTCTTCAGCATGTTTGTACATTTGGGCAAGCCGCCAATTATCAAAGGCTTGCCCTGGGGTGGGGAATCCTGCGGCCGTCCATGCGCCGGTCCCTGCTCCGATGGCTGCTCCCAATAGTCCACCTTTTGCGCCCCCAACGATAGCGCCTGCCCCCATGAGCAACCCATATTTCACAAATGTCTTCAGATCGGGATCAATCGCATCCCAGGATGTGGTGATGGCCTTTATGACCTCTACAAATTCTTTGGCTGCGCTGGTGGCTCCCTCAATCATCGCACGAAAGATAATGGCCAGGCCCTCGCCCATTTGCGCAAGCACAGCCTGTGTCTCCGGGTCCTTGATAACCTCCTGCAATTGTTTGATGGAATCGGCCGCATCAAAGATGACACTCGTAAACGCGCTCAAGTCCGCTTCGCCAAGCGTTGTTTTGAGGTCGGAGATGTAGCGGTCGAACGAGGTCAACTGCTTGCCGGCCGTCCCCATGGCCGCCTCATAGACGCCGGCATAACGCGCCCCAAAGTCCAGGACGGCATTCAAGGCGGCTTGGCGCTTATCCGTTTCCGTCAGGAGATCTTTCGTGACGCCGAGTTGCTTGGCATAGGCTTTATAGGCGTCTTCGAGATTGACCATAATGCCCTGGTGATGCAGCAGGATGGTCTGCCCCGTGGCGATGCCCTGGACGAGCTTGGCAAAAACATCACTCGAATTTTGCCCTGTTACGACAGCGGCCCCCTGGGCCACGCGGGCCAGATCCACGGCCTTGGACAGGTCCAGTTCAGCCGTGGCCATCTTGGCCACGGATTCGCGGGAATCGATCATGGAGATGCCGGCCTGTTCCACCCCTTCGGCGAAGCCGAGCATTTGCGATTTCGTATAGCCGGCGTTCTCACCTACCTTTTCGAGCACCACCTCCAGGGTCTGGTACCGGGCAGCGTACATGACGGAATCCTTGACGAATCCCATCACCTCCTTGAGCGTCACATAGGCGGTGGCCGCTGCCGCCGCCTTTATGGCGAGCGTTTCCAAGGCGGCCGCCGTGGCGTTGATGCCGGACTCGTTCCCTGCGGTGAGGTCGGCCAGGAAATTCTTGAATCCTCCTCCGCCCCCGCCGGCCGGCATGACACCGAGCTGTCGCGAGAGATTGGCGGTCTCCCGTTGCGACAGCCCGGCGGCCTGGCCGATGCGTTCGATCTGCTGTTGCGCGAGCTTCAGGGCTTCGGTTGCCTTGCCGGCGGCCGCTGTGGCCTTGTCGGCCGAGAGTTTGTCCCGGAAGCGGTCCGCCAGTTTGCACAGGGCATCATCCGTGAGCTTGGCCGTCGCCCCGGACTGCTCCAAAGCCCGGCGGAAATCGCCCAGGCTGCTGATGGCCCCTGTCGGGTCGGCTTCGATGACTACGCGGACGCGATTTTCAGCCATGGTCANAACAGCCTTGGGCGTTTGGATTCAAGGTAGTTTTCCAGGATGCCGAGATCCGTCCAGGTCTGGAGCGGCAGATCATCGGCCGCAAACGGATAGCCGCCGAGGCGCAGCATCCGCAGGTCGAGCAGCCCCGCCACATAGGGCGAGGGGCGGGCGTGATACTTGGGGCACTTGGCGCACACGGCGGCCAACCATGCCCCGTTGTCCTTCCGGCACTCGTCCCGCCCCCCGTTGCAGCTCTCCAGGGTCCGCTCTATTGCCCGGACAAAGGGCTGGCGGCGGGCTCCGCCGTGCCCTCGGCGGCCGGCTTGGTGTCGGCCGCGTCAAAGACAAACTCCTCGGGGTGTTCCAGATCCTCCGACACCTCGAACTCGACGCCCGGGTCGGGCAGATCCACCGCCCCGAACACGGTTTGGGCCAGTTTGGCGGGCAGCTCCGGCCGGGCCGTGACCACGAGCTTCTTCCAGTCCGGATAGAAGCCCGGGTCCGCCGCATCCGAGGTGATAGGCTTCCCCTTAACAGTAAACGCCCCCTTACCGACCCCGGTCAGCAATTGGGCGCCGAAGCCGGCCTGGATCTGGAGGATGTTTTTCGGGATGACGACCTTGCCGCCTTTGCGCTTGGCCATGGCGTTGCTGTACTGGATGCGCATGGCATTGCTGGGCATCGTGTAATAGAGGTCGATATCCTGGTTGGAGAGCTTGTCGAAGACGGTCAGGACGTTCCGATCCGGGCACAGTTCGTAAGGCATGGTTGTATCCTTTCGCTTGGTTGCGGGATTGGATGATTTAGAAGAACACGAGCCGCAGCTCGTCATCGCCGGTACGTTCCTGCGTAGGCATGAACGTCTCGTTGTAGACGGACAATCCGACACGCTCACCGTATTTGAGGTCCGTGTACTGGGCCGCCCCGACATACACGGCCAGGCGGTTGCCGGGCACGGAGCCGATGTAGCCGCAAAGTTTGGCCCGGGCGTTGGTGTCCTTCCAGGCGGTCCAGGGGTTATAGGTGGCCAGCTTGTCCACCTCGGGGTCCAGCGAGCCGGTGGGCGACCGCCCGGTGATGAGCAGCCCCACGATACCCTCGGGCGAGTTGGCGTCCTGGCGTTTCTCGACCTTGTTGGCGATATCGAGCTTGAGCGCGGTAAACGCGGGCGTGTACTCCCCGATTTGCAGATTGGCCGCCAAAAACTGCGGCCCGGCCAGGTTGGTGAGCACCGGCGCCGGCATCTCCTGGTCGGCCGGGTCCACCCACAAGCCCGACATCGTGAAATCGATGGTGGCGATCTTGCCGACCTGGGCGTCGAGGGAGAAGGTTCCCCGGGCGCCGAGCAGTCGGTGCAGGATGCTGTCCTTGTGGAAGTAGATGCTGTCGGATGCCTGGGCGGCGGGCCGGGCCGTGATCGGCCGGTACATGATGCCCGGCGCGCTGGCGGCGAGCGTGGCGGTCACCCCGGACGTGCCGCCGGTGATGGTCTCCGCCACGAAGGTGCCCGAGAGCATGGCCGCCACGAGCAGCTTATCGCGCTCGATATATTCGATGGTGCCCCGCGCTCCGGACGTGCCGCCGGTGATGGTCTCGCCGGCCAAAAAGGAGGCGTTGGAGGCCATGGTCAGGCGCATGACCGCACTACGCTGCATGCCGCTGGCCAACAGCAGCGAATCGTAATCCGGGGGCAGGGGATGCCCCTCGGCGTCCAGACCGCCGCCGCGCACCTCCACCTGGATTTTGATGTCCTGCGACTTCGCGCCGATGACGGACCCGGCCGGCGAAAAGGTGTCCCGGACCACGGTGCGGTCGCTCTTGTCGGCCTGGGGCGTCAGGTCGACGCCCTCATTGACGAGGATGCCGTTTAACGCCGACGTCGGCCCGGCATCCTGGCCGTAGGTGCCCTCCAGGGCGGCCAGGATGGCCGTCCGGCGGGTGAGTTGGGATTCGATTGCCATGGTATTTACTCCATGTTTACGAGATAGACGGTTTTGATGGCATAGCGGGCCGAGTACACACTCAAGCCCTTGCCCTGGATCTCGGACTGCTGGGCGATGCGCTGGCACGGGAACACGTCGTCGGCCGCGATGACGCGCTTGCCCTCCAGGAGCCCGGCCACGGCCGTCAGCAACGCATACGTGCCGGGAGTGGTTGCGCCGCCCCGGCGCGCCTGCGCCTGGTCCGCCTCATGTCGGGCGCAGCAAAAGAGCATCCACTCCATGGTCTCGGCCCGGCGCTGGCCGTGATCCTCTTCGGTCGAGCCCGTGTAGAAGCAGAGCACGGCCGGCCATTGCTGGATGGCGGCCGTAAACCGCTCCGGGTCGAGATCGCCGTTGTAGGGGCCGAGCTGGCGCACACCCGGCGCAGTCTTGAGCGGGGCCAGCGTGGCCAGCAGGGCGTCTTCGATGTCGACAATGGTCCGGCCGGGCATCAGGCAGCCTCCTTGAGCTTGGCGTTGATGACGTCCAGGCAGGTGGCGATCCAGGCGTCCGGCAACGGCCCGGGCATGGGCAGATACGGCCGGGCCGGGAGCATCACCTTGTGGCCGCGACCGGCCGGGCCGCCCAATTGCTGGATGGCCGCATAGGCAGCGGATGCGCCCCAGCCCGCCCCGATCTCCACGGAGGTGGGGCCGGGCTTGTAGTTGAGCGAGTTGTACAGATTACCGTTGACGCGCAGTATCGGCCCGGGCCAGTGCCCGGTCTTCTGCCGGCGCAGGATGGTGGCCGTAGCCAGCGGCCGCCAGGGGCTGCCGTCCGGGGCCTTTTGCGCGACAAACCCCAGCCGGGCCATGTTGAGCAGCCGGCTGCCGATGGCGTCCATGGCGTCCGACATATCGGACAGCCGGGCAGCCAGGGCATCCAGGGCGGCGCGGACCTGGGCGTCCTCCACCCGGATGGAGATGCCGGCCATCTAAAAGCCCTCCAGGCTGTGCCCGGTCATGATCCGGCCGGGCGCGTCGTACAGGATGGTCGCGCCCTCGGCCGGCGCCGGAGCAACGGCCCCGGCCGCCTGCAAGACGATCCGACCGGCCGCCAAGTCCTTGAGCTGGGCGATGGCCGCCTGCCAATCCGCCGTGGCCTTGTCCGTGGCGTCGTCTCGGTAGAGGCAATAGAGGGCGATGGCCGCCTGCCAGCCGGCCACCATGTCCGGAGCCGGAGCAAACGGCACGGCATAGCCGGCCGACCGGGCATAGCCGTGGATGGTCGCGGCCGCGTCGGCCAGGGCCGCCTCCAGGACCGCATCCACGATAGCCCCGGTCGCGGGCGTGCCCCGGTCCGTCAGCTGGATCAACTTGGCCTCGCCGTAGCGCGCGATCATGCCGGCCTTGTCCACGTACATCGCCCTGCCTCCCTCTTGCCTTGCCTATTTGCCGGCCTTGGGTTTGCCGCCGTCGCCGCCATCCTTGGCCGGTTCGGGGACATCCAG